ATCGATTAGCAAAACGATTGAAAAAATAGCAAACGAGAAAGTGAGGAAGCTAAATGGGAAAATATCGAGCACCACTAGCAAATAACGACGTTATTCACTTAATCGAACAAAACAAAGAACCAGAGCAAAAACTTTGGATCGCAGTTCTAGCTAAAGCTTTTGATGATGCATTTTATACAACAGATAATAAGGCAGCATTAGAAGCTTTGAGTTGGATTAAACATGGTATTGATTTTAATCGAGTATGCCAAATGGCAGGTAGAGATCCTAACTATGTGAGAAAGAGAATGTTAGATAAAGTAATAGCGAGAGAAGCATCTATCTTAATGGAACATAAAAGAATTAAGGAAGGTGTAGATAATGTAATTAAACTAAAACTAAAGAAGAGAGGACCTGCACCAGGTACAGTTAAGAAAGTCTATGACTATAAATGGTTACCAAAGCAGACACACGATTATGTCGACAGGTAAACCTAAAATATGTCCAGAATGTAAGGGAAATGGCTATCTTAGGACAGAGATGAATACCATTGTACAGTGTTTAACCTGTTGGTCGGAGGGAGAAATAGATGAAAAAATTTGGGCTAGGAATTATGATCCTATTATTCCTGATGAGTTGCAGTCAACACAAAAAGAGTGAAGATACGTTGAAGTGGTTGTTGAGAGGTGTAACGAATGTTTGGAGTAAATGATGAGTAAAGTTAATTTTTATATTACTTACTATTCTAAATCAGATGGTAAGAAAGTTAAAAGACCTTACAATCCGCACCATGAAATGCAACACGAGTTTATTGCAAAGAGCACCGGTAACTTGTGTAAAAGATATTGGGACGAGAGCAAGAATGATTTGAGAACGGCTAACGCACCATGGACCATTGAACCTGGAAATGCCAAGAACAAATAAATCTATAAAAGATGGTAAAAAAGAAAAAATATTTGAACTTAGATCTCATGGCTATTCTTACGGGCAAATACAAAAGGCTACTGGATTCAGTAAATCAGCTATCGCGTATCATCTTGGCGACGGACAAAAAGAAAAATGTCTTGAACGTAACAAGAAATTACAACGAGGTGTGTTTAGAAAAACAAGAGACTTTATTAGATCTAGTCGAGGTAAAAGAGGTGAGTACAAAGATAATGAAGTTACTAGAATTGAACACATTAGGAAGAAAGCTAGAATATTTATTCATGGCCATAAAGGTAGAAAAAAAGGAACATACGCTATGCACAAAAGTAAATTAACATATCAAGGTGGTAAAGTTTGGGATTACTTAGATAGAATATGGCCAGGTATATCTTTAAAGAATATGAAAGTACAAGCTGTCAATCAGTGGACAGGTGAACCTGATTTTGAAGATGGTAAACCTGTAATGTATCCTATGGTGAGATGTAAACTATCTAATGAAATTGTAGATGCAGAGATGAGCGATGTACACTGTGATCACATTGATGGTAATAGATTAAACAACCATCCAAGTAACTTTAGTCTTGTTAAAAGGAGATTTAACGCTTTGAAAGAACAAGACAACTACGATCAATTATACGACAACTGTAAAAAATTTATTAAATTGTATGACCGAGTTAGGGGTACAAGTCCTGCAGAATTGCGTTCCTCTGGACCTAAGCAACGACCTGAAAGGGTAGCGACGA